TCTGATTGGAAAGATTATTGGAGTTCTTCTAAAAGATTGTTGGGAGACATAGAGGAATTAGGTCTAGAAAACTTTAAGAGAGAAATTATCTACTTATGCAATACAAGAGGTGAAACTAATTATATGGAAGCAAAGTTTCAATTTGATGAAAATGTTCTTTTAAGAGAGAACAATTATAATGGAATCATAGCGATTAAGATTGGTATAGGTTCGGTAAAAAAACTTGATATTTAAACAAAAAGGGCGTATAATATAGATTATGGTTATAGTAGATTTTAATGGTATCGCAATTGGTTCTATCATGGGACAATTGAATAGAGGTGAACCACTAACAGGTGGTCTTGTCAAACATATCATTCTAAACAATCTTAGAATGTATCGGGTAAAATATCCCCAAGCGAAATATGGTAACATGGTTATTGCATGCGATTCTAGATCTTGGCGGAAGGATGTTTATCCAGAATATAAGGCCGCAAGGAAGACTAAACGGGATACAGACAAGCATGATTGGAAAGCATTATATGAATTCATTGATGAAACACTTGACGACCTAAGAGAGAATTTCCCTTACGCAGTAATAAGAATACACGGCGCCGAAGCCGATGATATAATTGGAGCTTTAACCGTGCACAAGTCTACCCCTCTCGTGGGGGAAGATGTAGTAATTATATCCGCCGATAAAGACTTCATTCAACTCCAGCAATTTGGTAATGTGATACAATGGTCACCAATGTTTCAAAAGATGATTACCGAAGGCAACCCCGAAAAATATATCTTTGACCACATCATGAAGGGTGATGCATCCGATGGTGTCCCTAACGTGTTATCCCCTGATAATTCGTTCACCGACAAGATTAGACAAACCCCTATGAAAAAGACACTCATACACGAATGGTGGAACAACAGACATAAATTAAAAGAGGTCATGCCTATGGAAGCATATAGAAATTATATGAGAAACAGAGAAATGATTGATTTACAGAGAACACCCCTTGTTATAAGAGAAGAATCGATTAGACAATATGAATCTTATAAATATAAGGGTAGAAATAATATTTTAACTTATTTAGTGGAAAACAATATGAGATTATTAGTAGAAAGTGCAGGGGAATTTTAATATGGAAATTTATGAAATTCTAGATGCAGTTCATGAAGCACAAGGTTCTGAAGAGAAAATGAAAATCCTTGGGGACAATGACTGCCTCGCATTAAGGGACTTAATGAAAATTAACTTTGATAAGAATGTAAAAATATATGTATCAAAGAATATTAATTGGATTCCTCAAGATGAACAGAAAGTGAAGTTAAAAGACATAACAAAGTTTCTTGTGCCATTATCTAAAGATACTGTGGATAGAGGGAGGGCGGATGCATCATTAAAATCAATGTTTGAACAGATACACCCAGCCGATGCCGTTTATCTAGAACAAGTAGTTCATAGAAAATTAAAAGTTAAGGGACTCACGGAAAAACTTATTAAGAGCGTGTGGGGTAAGAAAGTAATTTAATGCCTATATATACATTTAAATCTAATGTACACCCATTCGACGAATGGGAAGATATTATGAAAGTTTCTGAACTAGAAGAGTATCGCGAAGATAACGATTGTTCAGTAGTAATTCAATACGCAGCCAGTATTAGGAAGGGGGATGGTAAGGACTTATATTCTAGGTCGGATAGTGACTTCAGAAATAGGATGAAAAATCTCAAGAAGTTTTATCCTGAATCAGAAGGATTAAAGGACTGGTAATTTGAATAAAAATCTAAAAGAAGACAACATAACACATAAATGGACTAAATTGCAAAAGAAGTATAGTTACCCAACGGTGGTATCTGAAACTTGGTATAAAAATAGCAATAAGTCAACACTTCAAGTGACCAAAGAAACAATTTGGCACTTTACTTGTACTTCTTGTAGTGCATGGTTCTCTGTTGCATCTTCTGATAATTATAACCCAATAGAAAAGGAGTTTTTCTGTCCAACATGTGGCAAAAAAGATAAAGTTATTAATAAAAAGTAGTGCAAAAGGACTGATAATTTGAACAAAAATCAAAAAAAGATCAGACTAGATGATCTACCAAATCTAGAAGCAAGAAACAAAAGACAACATAGTACAATAAACAGTTGGGAGGATGGAAAAAATTTAATATTAAACGGATCGGCAGGTACTGGCAAGACATACCTTGCATTATCCCTCGCGTTAGAATCAGTATTGGATGGTGAAACTCCATATCACGATCTTATAATCATAAGGTCAATTGTACCTACAAGGGACATAGGGTTTCTTCCAGGAGACGAGGAAGAAAAGAAGGAAGCGTATACCGCTCCATACAAGGCAATCTTTCAAGAATTATTCGGATGCACAACTGCATGGGATAACCTCAAGACAAAAAATCAACTACATTTTGAAAGTACATCATTTATTCGAGGTATAACATACAACCATGCGGTGATTGTCGTGGACGAGTGTCAGAACTTAAACTATCATGAGTTGTGTTCTGTTATTACAAGGATTGGCAAACATTGTAGAATTATCTTCTCTGGAGATTATATGCAAACTGACCTAGTTAAACTGAATGATAAAGAAGGTATTAACAAGTTTCTTAAAATTATTAATAAGATGAAAAAACATTTTACTACAATTACATTCACATCGGCAGACATTGTTCGTTCGGGATTAGTTAGGGACTTCATCATAGCGAAGAATGGTGAGTGATGATTGACCCATTTGAAATTTATCTATTTTTTATAATAATAGCAATATGTCAGCAATTATATAGACTACACACTGAATTTCTGGAAGAGGATATTGAATGATGATTTCTTCCGACATTTCTGTCTGGATGATACAGATTAGTGACAATGAAATATCCCAGTATTATAAAAATAAGGTATTATCTTCTTGGGTGGATAGGGGGTATGATGTTTCAGAGTTTGAAGCTATCACCCCTATCACACTTCATGAATATAAAATATTAAAATTTGGTAGATTAAATTCTAGGAAGAGTGATAGGGAATTCACAGAAACTGAGAAGGCTGTTTGGTATAGTCACTATTTAATGTGGTTAAAATGTATAGAACTTAATGAACCCATTATTATAATAGAACACGACACCAAAGCATTGGGTAGATTTGAAGTTGATTATGATACAGAATTTAAGTTTTTATCTTTTAATAGAGAATTGTGGCCCGCTTCTGCTTATTACATAACCCCAAAAGTAGCTAATATATTATCATCATTTAGTACAACCCCAGAAACAATTATAGATGTGAATGTAGATGGGTTTATATTTGAACATTGTCGGCCTTGGGGTGTCCATAGGTTGAAGGCGTGCACCACTATAATGCACGAACATATCGGAAGTACGATAGACCATACATAATGAAAAGGATTTATACTTGACTTTTATGTCTGACTAGGATATTGAATGATGATGGACAAATACAGCTTATTAGAAATATGCAATTATGATATAAGAAGTACATATTGCCAAATTGATAAAGAAAGAACATTAAAAATAACTACATTTAATAAAATAAAAACAATGAAGGGTACAAACATAACAAAACTTCCTGTAGTATATACTACTGATGGTGATGGAAAAGTTTTAGATGAATTATTCAAAATAACAAATGCAAAAGACATAAAAGAATTAACAAAATCATTAAAAACAATGGCTAAAAAATCAAAACATATTATAATAGATCACTACCTAAAAAACTCTTTGATACCATAGATAAAATACACTCTTGGAAAAATGAAAGTTAATATCATAGGGGGCGGTATAATAGGAATGAGTACGGCTTATCATTTAGCCATGAAGAATGTTGATGTAACTATTTTTGAAAAAGATAAAATATTTGACATTGCCAGTTTTGGAAGATCATGTGGTGGTATGAGATGTCAGTTTTTCACTAGAGAAAATATTTTACTAAGTCAATATTCTATAAATTTTATTAAGAATCAAACTTCAGTAGACTTTTCTTCCAATGGATATTTAATGTTATTCGGGGAGGATCAACAAGAAGATTTTGAATATTCTACTGAACTACAGCAGGAATTAGGTGCAACAACAAAAACATTAACACCTAATCAATTAAAAGATCTTCATCCATGGATAAATGTTGATGATATTTATCGGGCTTGTTATACCGATGATGGTTCTGAAGGTTGGATTGACCCTTATAGTTTACATACTTGGTTTAAAGATGAAGCAATAAAGTTAGGGGCAAAAATAAACTGGATAGACGGTAAGTGTTTGTATAAAGAAAAATATGATAGTGATGCAATAGTTATAACAGCTGGTTGTTGGACAGGAGAAATTGCAAAACTCTGGGATATAGAAATACCAGTAAAAGGTCATAAACATACGGTATATAATATTTTAACAGAAGCAAAACATATTCCAACCATGCCTTTGGTGGCAGATTTAATTACTGGTGTATATTGGCGACCAGAAGGAAATGGTTACATTACAGGTTATAATGGAAATAGTGAATGGGATAGTGAAGACCTCGAACCTAATTGGGATAAATGGCAAGAAACTTGGGAAAAACTTTATCATCGTTCAATTCTTTTTGAAGCAGTTAAAGCATTTAATGCGTGGGCAGGATATTATGATACAAATATTATAGATAATAATGCTATTATTGACCATGTAGACAATATTTATTTTGCTACAGGATTTACGGGAAGGGGATTAATGCAGTCCCCAGCCGTTGGGTTAATTCTAAGTAATATGATACTTGGTGAAACCCCAAAATTTAATTTAGATAGTTATAAACTCAATAGAAAATCTTTAGTAGAAAAATATGTGATATGATTAAAAATGAAAAGAATACTTGACTTTTATGTCTGACTAGGATATAATATTAGTATGATATTTAAACATGAGAAGATCGACCTTGGTTATGATGACTTAACATGCGTCACCAGACCAGAAGGTCGTAAATACACAACCCCTCCAGGAACAGATAGAAAGGAATATCCTTCCATCACAACAGTACTCTCTTCAGTAAACAAAGCATCTATTGAAGCATGGAAAGAAAGGGTTGGTGAAGAGGTGTGGAAGAAAGTTCTGTTTAGGGCTTCCCAAAGGGGTACGGCCGTCCACGAGATTGTTGAGAAGTACCTAAATAACGACGAAGATTACGCAATTGGTTGTATGCCCCACGTTATCGAGACGTTTAATGACATGAAATCAATATTCGATGAACGTATTGGAACAATATACGGGCAAGAACTCCCACTCTATTCTAATCATTTAGGTGTTGCTGGTCGTGTAGACTGCATCGCAGACTTTGATGGAGAATTAAGTATTCTTGACTTCAAGACATCTGCTAAACCAAAGAAAGAAGAGTGGATCCACAACTACTATATGCAAGAGTGTTTTTACTCCGCTGCATTATTTGAAAGAACTGGAATGAAAGCACATCAACTTGTGACAATTATGGCGGTGGATAATTTGCCAACCCAAGTATTTGTTGAGAGAATGGACGATTGGATTGAACCATTACAAAAGATAATTAAAAATTATAATGAATAATTTAAGTAAGACAGATGCGTTATTCGCAGCTAATGTGTTCTCTAGTTTCTTCGACAACTTTAACAGGATTGACGAATATCTTAGACAAGTAAAGATTTCAAGGATGGTCAATATCCCAGACGCACTTCCTGGAATGGGACATGAAGAAGATATGTTTATGGACTTTGACATCCATCCAGAAGATATGGAATTTAAGGTGATTGTCCCAGACAACTATACTTACGATACCATGCTTGAGATAACAACATCTCATGCGGTAGAGAAATCAATCCCAGGAAAATGTTTGAAGTGGATGGTCAAAGAAATCAACACAAATAAGGTAGTTGGTTTTATTAGATTTGGATCCCCATTAATTAACTCCGGCCCAAGAAACATATTCCTTGGTGGAACTCCCCCATTAGAAGTATTCAATCAACATACTATCATGGGATTTAATATTGTCCCTGTCCAACCATTTGGATTTAATTATCTTGGTGGCAAACTTCTGGCGATGATGTGTGTTTCCCATCTTGCGAGGCGCACACTAAACTCTAAGTATGACATAGACATCTGTATGTTTGAAACTACGTCATTGTATGGAACATCAAAGTCTTCGTCTATGTATGATGGTATGAAACCTTATCTTAGATTTAGAGGTCTTACCGAATCAAACTTTGTTCCTTCTATACCAGGCCAGAAGTATCTGGATTTACTTTCATGGTTCACCAAAAGAAATGACGGCGAGTATCTGGTGGATCCATCAGCAACTTCAAGGAAGTTAAAGACCCAACAGATAATGATATCCACTATCAAGAAGGGTCTTGATGGTTCTGACCTTGATAGATTCAAGAAAACGTTGGAAAGGTCGTTGGGGTTGACTGAGAAGAAACGATTCTTTAATTCTGACTATGGGTATGAAAATGTCCCCGATGTTATAATGAATGGGGCGAAAAAGATTAAGAAGTCTAATTACGACAACTATGAATTTGATAACGTGGTTAAGTGGTGGAAGAAGAAAGCATCTAAACGATATGAATCCGTAAAGAAAGATGGACGGTTAAGACGGGAACAAGAGGTCTGGACAACCAACCATAACATCGACATTATTAGATAGTAAGTATAGCCTATCTAAACATATGTTTAATATTTTTTGACAATTTAGTTGCCCAGACCCCTCCTTTTATGGTATAATATACTTATATATGATGAAAAAGGAAATGAAAATGAATAAAGAAATGAAAGAAATGGATAGAATTGTCAATGAGTTTTTTGCTGTGATTGATACAATTACTAATAAAGAACCACTTAAAGGCAATGAAGCCTCTCAGCCCGTTGATGACCAATTGAATGCTGACATATGTGAAGCAACAGATGGAGAGAATGATATTCTACGAAATAATAGTGAAAGAGAATAAAGAAGTTATGTTGTAAATGAGTTGCCCAACCCACATAACTTATGGTATAATATACTTATATATGATGAAAAAGGAAGTGAAATGAATAGAAAAATGAATATTAGTAATTTAACTACGTTGGAAAGATTATCCTTACTTGATGGTGAAATAATAAACGGGTCTAAAACTCTAGAGAGTACGATAGTAGGACTTATTGGTGAAGCGTTTGTGGCATCGTTACTTAATGGCCAACTAGAAGATGTATTTTATTATGACGTGGTTGCTGGTGATAGTAAATATCAACCATTTAAAGGCGACAAAATTGAAGTTAAATCAACTTCCAGAACAGACAATCATGTAAACCGCCGGACGGTTGGTAGTGTTATGTCAAAGAAAGGTAATTGCGATTTCATTGCGTTAGTTGATTTATATGCCGAAACCATAAGGTGTTCAATAATACCAGAAAAGGTGTTTTTTAAACATGCACATATAGTTGGGGTGTCGCACGGTGGTCAATTTAAATGGTCTGGTAGTTATAATGAAACAGATAAAGTTGAAGTAGAAAATACTAAACTATTCTTAAAATACGAAGTAGTATAATGAAGAATTTGACGATTGGTTTATAGGAGTATAGTATGATATTAGAAAATGGTTTAAAGATTTATGAAGATGGGTTTCGTTCTATTGACCCAGCAACGGGTAAGATTGATAAAGAAGTTTCGACTAAAGGTCGTGTTAATCCTAAAACAGGAAAATGGGTTAAACCCGTTGTCGTTGAACACGATTCCCTTACCCCATTTGGAGATATGCCAAAAGAAGCGTACAACATTATGTCTGAAAATGATATGAGAGTTGTTAAGTTATTCCTCGCTGGACGTTCTCGTGAGACTTGGGGATTAACTACCTCTACTGATTACGCTGCTTATTTAGGGAGTAAATAATGAATGTAATATTAAACAGTGTTGGAACTTATGCTGATGAAGAAGGCCTTCATCCAATGATGTTAGATGGATCTTATGATTCTTCTGAGCTCATGACGATTCGTTATGAAGATGCTTCGGATGAATTCGTTTCTGCAATGTCCAAAGAAGATTTATATAATTTTAATTTGATGGAAATGCAGCACGAAGGTTTTGCGTTCCTTTCTGAAATTGATACATTATAATAAGGTGATTGTATGAAAGATAAAGTAATATTAACAGACGTAGATGGAGTCCTATTAGATTGGGAGTATCACTTCTACAAATGGGTGAAGGAAGAATACGACCTCCTCCCATTAACAACACATACATATAGAATTGATGAAACCCTCGCCATTGATTATAAGACAAGCAGAAAGATGACTGTGAAATTTAATTCTTCTGTGAATATGAAATATCTATCACCCTTCAGGGATGCAGTCAAATATATTAGAAAACTTCACGAAGAACATGGATTTATATTCCATGTCATCACTTCACAAACAAACGATATTCGTGCACAAAACTGGCGTAAGCAAAACCTCATTGACGTTTTTGGAAATGTCTTTGATGGGTTTACTATCATTGGTTGCGGTGATGATAAAACCGAAGCACTTTCTGTGTGGGATGGTTCTGAGTGTTATTGGATCGAAGATAAGGAAGAGAATATTATTATGGGTGATGAGTTTGGTCTGGATGGACTTCTCATGTCTAATGACCATAACTTAGGTGCATTTTCGTCGCGCCGCGTAAACAACTGGAAAGAGGTTTACAGAATAATCACTGGCGAATAATTTTATATAATATAAGGAAACATAAATGAAATTAGATTTTAGTATAAAAGCTATAGAAAAACATATCATATACTTTTATAGTTTGGTTATAACTCAATCTGATTCGTCTCTAATTTCTGATAACTTAGAGACGAAATTCTTGAACTGGCATTTGGAAGATATATGAAACAGACAATAAAGAAGCGTTTTGTTGGGATAAAAAAAAGAACCAGTATAGGGAGACATTGGATTAAAACTTCATCCATGAATAAAAACAAAAGAAGAACTTTTAAAAAATATAGAGGCCAAGGAGGCTAAAATGGATATTATTATAGTATTATGTATATTACTAAGCACCTTTTCATTAATTTGGATTGCAAACTCATTACAACATATCAAAGACAATCACACAGGAGATTAGTTAGATGGATATTATTACAAAACCAAATAAAGATACATATTTACGCACAATGAATCGTTTCTATCAATGCGGTTGGTTAGATGCTGAAAGAGGGGATCCTCAACAGGTACAATCTAAAACTGATATTGACCTTAATCATAATATATATGAAAATGATTATGTTCTTGGGTATAATGATTCAATGAATAATCAGTTTACAATGGACGGGAGGTAATGAAACATTCAAAAGAACAAATACAAACTAAAATTGATGCATTAAAGTTTATAATAAAATCTATTAATAATAGGGCGTTGTGGTTTCAACACTACAGTATGTCAGAATCTTGTAATTCCGCCTTGCAATTAGTAGAAGAATTAGAGAGGGAGTTTCTAGATGATCCTGAATGAAGAAAAATTACTTAAATTTAGAAAATGAATAATAAGAGGAGAAGGTTTAAAATGACAAACAGAAAATTAATGAGTGAATATTATAAAAAAGATGGGTCAGTAGCAAAGATCTATCGAGTTATTAATGATTTAGACAAACGTGATGCGTTTTTCTCTATTACATATAAAGATAAAAATGGTGTTAATATTGGTACGGAGGATTTCCCATACAAGTCTATTTACTTTGTTGAAGATGCTGCGGAGAACTGGACGTTAGGTATTAAGCAGGTGCTCTTTGGGTAAGTCAGGAATCTATTGTACTCCTGATGGTAAGGGTAAACAGACATGCATATCTTGGGAAGATTGGTTAAAGTATAAATATACTAAACCAGAACTTTGCTGGACAGAAAATAAAGAAATATTAATATTCCCCAATTGCATACGAAATAAAGAGGAGAAAGACAATGGCAATGAATGATGCATTCGATTTTGGATTTACTTTAGTTGACGAGGATGAACTATCTATAAGCCAAGAACTAAAAAATGTCGAACTAACTGCGACAAACGATGTTACAGCATTACAGAAAAAGGTGGATGAATTATACGATGCTATAAAACCACTTCTAAACAATCTTATGCAAAACCCAGAAAAGGAATATATCCTTTGGCCTAACCGAGTAGAAAAGGTTAAGGAATTTGAAACATACCTACAAAACATTTATACAAAGTAAACTTGACAACTTCATCTAATTGGAGTATAATATATAATTATATGAGTAACACACGAGGAATGAATCGGAGAGAAAAACTCCAATACGAAGCTAGGCAACGAAGGTTGCTTGGTAAATCTAAACTACACATTTCTATGGAAGCGTTTAAACCAGAGAATATGTACGCAACAGAAGAAGAAGATCGAGAAGATTGGGAAAATTCTGGGGTTATGGATAATGTAAGAAAAACACTTAATTTTGGAAATGATAATGACGAATGGTAAACCTAGAAAGAAACGCAAGCCAATGACCGAAGAACAGCGTGAATCTGCTTCTAAAAGGTTGGCAATAGCAAGGGCAAAGAAAAGACCTGCCAAATATAAAAACATACATCCAACAATATTAGCATTAGAAGATGATGACCCATTCTCTATAGTAAGCATTAAAGAGTATATAAAACAAACTAAGGATAAAATCACTGCTTTAAGACGGTTAGTCAGGCTTAAAGAGAAAGGTGCTATTGCTAGTCTTGCTTCGGTCATGGCATATAAGAGACATTGCGAACAATACCTAAGAGACGGCACTTGGTCTCTAGATTTTATTGGAATGGAAGAAGAAAAGAAAGTTGGGTGGAAGACTATCGCCCCAGCCTATGATTCCGATGGTATTATGAAGACGGGCGATGGAGTATGGTAGACATTAACAAACAAAGTTTTTCTAGACTAGTTGAAGACTTCATGATGATTCATAAAGATGTAGATCACCTTGAAGCAATAGTTGCTGTGTGTGAGAAACATGATGTGGATCCAAGGGACTGTAAGAGATTATTGTCTAAATCAATAGTGGAGAAGCTCCATGTTGAGGTGATGGACAATAATATGATTCGGGGTGGAAATCCATCTTATATATTACCAATTTGACTTTTACCATGAAATAGGGTATAATAATATCATGAGAAAAAGAAAAACCACTTCACTCCTTGAATCACTAACAGTGTTCGGTGTTCTGACATTCGTGTATGGATTGATTTATATAATACATTATTCATAGTTTATGATGACAGGTTTTGAGGCGTACTGCTATTCCAACGCAGTTAACATGCATTTCAATACGGAAACGTATGATGCATTTAAGTATAACTTTAAGACGAGGGTGACGGAAAGAAGTTAT